CCAATGACGTGTTGCCGCTGCTGGCCCCCGGCCATGACCATGTGATCGACTCAATTCGCTATGCCCTTGACGGCGTGATTAAGCGCGGCGGGGATGGGGTAATGACGATGCATGTGGCCAGCCTGTGAAGCCGACCGCTCGGGTTCGCAAGCCGCCTCCGGCTCCGGTGCGCAGTCTCAGCGGATTACTACATCGCACCAAAGGCCCGCGCCCGAAGTTGCGATCCTTGCCGTTATTGCCGGGGGAACAGGCGGCGGAGAAGAAACGTGATTAGTTACGACCGCTACCAGTCCGTCATCGCCCGCTCGGATGCGGCTGTGCAGCAAGCGGCAGCGGTGGCCTTTGAAAAGCTGCTGGATAAGATTCGCCAGGGCGACAGTCCGCGCGCCGCGATTGATCAGATCATGCGCGAGTTCAACGCCGATACGCTGACCGGCTTCCGCGAGGCGTTTAGCGCCGTCCTGGAATCCAGTCTAGGAGATCAGACGTTGCGCGACTGGAAAGTCGGCGGGGTCAAACTGAGTGATCGGCTGTACGACAACGCCCAAAAGGTGAGCGCCGCCACGAAGACGGTCATTGAACAGCACATGAAAGGGCCGCACAACGCCCGCGAGCTGGCCAAGACGCTGTATGAAGGGTATGCGTTTAAAGAGGATGAACTCAAGGTGATTGCCGGGCTACCCAAGTATCTCAAGCCGGAATTCAACCGCGCCCTGGCGGCCAAGCTGAAGACCCCGGCTTTGCGGGCCGCGTACCTACAAGCTATTGCGCAACAGGAAGCGGGGGCTGGGATGGACGCCCTGGAACGGGTGTTGAAGGTCGCCTTCTACGAACGCAACCGGTACTTTGCCAACCGCATCGCCCGAACGGAATTGCATCGCAACTATACTGACCAGCAAGCCCGTGACTTGATGGAACAGGATCGGATCCAGTATGTGCAGTTGCGCCTGAGCAGCAAGCATCCGAAGACCGACATTTGCGACCTTCACGCCAAGCTGGACGCTTACGGACTGGGGCCGGGCGTGTATCCGAAAGCCGACGCGCCCAAGCCGCCGTTTCATCCGCACTGCTACTGCCTGCTGTCGCCGATGATTGCGCTGCGCAATCCAAAACCGAAGTTCAACCCCAAGGCGGAGCGGGCGTTTCTGGCGAAGTTGCCACCAAAAGAAGCGCGGGATGTGGCCGGAAGTTGGGAGAAGCGCCGGCGCATTCTGGAAGATGGGGAAAGCATGGAGTCGATCTACAATGCGGGCAAGGATGAGTTGTATCAGTGGAAACGGATAAGCGACTTGATCGAAAATCCAGTCAACCCAACCGCTTGACGCGCCTGTGGATAACTCTTGACGCGCCTTTTCGGGCTGTGCTAGGCTTGCCGTACTTGAATGAAATAGACGGACATTCCGCCCCGTCAGTGCGCTTTTTTTATGCCCGTCGTTCGCATGGACGACAGGCAAATACCCTGCAATAATGCCCGCTGGCAGGGTAGGATGAGGAACAGGAAATAGGCGTAAGCTGAATACCTGTCCGAGCTTTCTATTTCGCTCAAGTTGAGTCCTACCCTGTCGCCACCTAGTGGCGGCGCAAACTTGAAGAAATAGAGGTTGTACCCATGAGCAGTAATCCCCTCGCACTCACGCCGGTGAACGGCGAACCCCGCGTCCACGATCTTCATTTGGCCGAACGGCTTGGCTTTGCTGATCAGTACATGATCCGCAAGCTCATCAAGCGCAATCACGATAAGTTATTGAAGTTTGGAGTTGTTTACACCGTGGAAACAACTCCCCAAGGCCCACAAGGTGGCCGCCCCTCTTCCGAGTTCTACCTGAACCAGCGCCAAGCGATTTTCATCTGCATGAAATCGGAAACCGAAAAGGCGTTCGATGTGCAGGTCGAGATTGTCCGGGTGTTCGATGCGTACCTGAACGGCGACCTCAAGCCGACGCTTCCCCAAAACTTTGCGCAAGCCCTGCGCCTCGCGGCGGAACAACAGGAACGGATTGAACAGCAACAGCAGGAACTGGAATCCACTCGCCCCAAAGCGCTGTTCCACGATCAAGTGGTTTCCTCTGAAACGCTCCTCGACTTCGCGTCCATGTTCAGCTTGCTGCAACGCAAAACTGGCCAGCGCTTCAACCGTGCCTCATTTCTGGCGTTCGCTCGTCGCCACGCGATAGCCTGTCAGCCGAATCCCTACAACGGGAGTTCGCAGAATCGTTTTGTCCCGCGCCAAAACTACATCGGCTCGTGGTTTGTCTCTGAGATGCACGGCAACGGCGTTACCGAATGGAAGGTTCGCCCGATGGCGATTGCCGGGATTGTTGCCTTGATCGAGTTTGACCGGAACCAATCACCGTTTGCGGCGAATGACGACGATCAGGAGGCCGCATGACCGCCCCCGACCCCGCCGAATCCACGACCGCTGACCTCATTGCCCTGATCTACGATCTCCAAGGCACGTTGAAACTGTTGACCGAAGTGCTGGCACAACGTCATAACCCGGTTTCAACGAAATCCTGGCATTTCCTATCCTGTAGTCAGCACTATCTGAACCACGACTTGCGGCGCCGACTGCATTAAGCGCTGACCTTAAACACCCGCCCGCTCCGGCGGGTTTTTTATTGACCGCGCCAAGGGCTTCGGGCGGCCCCCAAACGTCCGGCGTTCGACGAACTCATCGGCGGCGCTCGCAGCGCCCGGTCCCTGGCCCGGTCATCGGCGGCTTTGCGCAATCGGCTGTTGAGCGTCGAATACGCCAACCCGGTTTGCCGCGCCGCTTGCGTGAGACGCACGGGCCGACCCTCTACAATTACCGTCTTCATTACCCTACCTCCCGGGCCGCCTCGGCCTCCAGTTCAAACACGGAACGCCACTGGGTCTTCGGCGTCATGGCGCGACTGACCGCCATGATCAGCGCGACCGCCGAATCGATTTTGTTCTCCGGGCTTTCCTTGCGCGGATAGACGCGCTCGCCGGCGTCGATCTTGGCGACGACGTTGCTCATCTGCCAGGCCATCACCGGGTCGCCGTCATGGGCGATTTTCCGGGACTTGACCCAGGCATGAAGCTCTTTCATCGGCTCGCTGAGATTGCGGGTGGTCTGCTGAATTTCCACCATCGGAATCTTGATGGCCAGCAGTTCGGTCGCCAGTTGCGTGGCTTGGAACGGGTCGTAGCCAATCGCTTCCACTTTCAATAACCGGCACAACCGGATTAGATCGCTTTTGATATAGGTGTAATCGGTAATATTGCCGGGCGTGAGCACGATTAGCCCGTCCTGATGCCAGGCCCAGTAGTGGGCGTGAGTCGAGGTCGCGCCCAGCATGACCGGGTCTTCGGGCAGGTAGTAGCGCCCAAAGCGCACCCAGCGCTCCCCGTCTTCAATTAGGATTTCAAGCGCACACAGGTCAATCTTGCTGGCCAAATCCAGGCCGATCAGCGCCCGATGACCCGTGAAGCGCTCCAGCGCCAGCGTCCGGTCGGCGCAAGCGTCCCAGTCGCGGGCATCCATCCACTGCGTACCGGCGCTGACCCAGATGTTCATGCGCTTGGTCAAAAAGCTGACCTGCTTGACGCTGTTGTTTTGCGCTTCAAAACAGGCTTCGGCCAAATTGTCACGGGATACCGAAATGCCCAGATTCGGGTTGCTCTTCGGCCAGTTCTTCGGGTCGGCCCAGTTGTCCTCCGGGTCGAGCGAATAGAGGGCAGCGAACAGCGAGGCGTCATCCACCTGCTTGTCCAAGACGCGGTGAGCATAGGCTTCCATGGCGTAGCACGGTCCGGCGCGGTTGTAACCCGCCGTGGTGGTGACCAGGATCAGCGGTTGCGAGCGCGCGCCCATGCCGGAGTACATGGCGTCATAGGCGCGTGGGGAGTCGTGCTCGTGGTATTCGTCAATGATCGCGCAGTGCGGATTGGTGCCGTCGCCGGGATCGCCGGGCAACGGCTTGAAGCTGGAATTGGTCGCGGCGCGGGCGATGGACAGGACGCCGGGTTCCATCCCGTAATGCGTGGCCAGCGCGGCGGATTTCTTCACCATCGCGCGGGCGTCGTTGAACACGATCCCGGCCTGGTCGCGGGTGGTCGCCAGTGCGTACACCTCGGCTCCCGGCTCACCATCGCCGCAGAGCATGTACAAGCCGATCGCGCTGGCAAGGGTCGATTTGGCATTTTTTCTCGCTACGGAAATCAGCGCCCGGCGAAAGCGCCGCAGCCCGGTGGCGCGCACTTGGAAGCCGAACAGGTTGCAGAGGATGAAGATTTGCCACGGCTCCAGTCGGAGGGTTTCGTTGCGCCGCGCCCAATCGCCTTTGATGTGCGGCAGCAGTTCAATGAAGTCGATCGCGGCTTGGGCACGGTCGCGGGAGAACACGTATGTGCTGCCCTTGGCGCGACTGGCCTTGAGATCATCCAGAAACCGTTGCGCGGCCTTGCGCATCCAGCCGCCCACCACCACCCGCCCACTGACGCAGCGGCGGGCATACGCCGTAGCGATGGTGAGGGGGTGAGGTTCCCGCAGATCC